AAACCTATGCGCGGACAGGGGCGCTAACCTGAGCACATGATCGAGCTGATCGCTGCGATTGCTGGGGCGTCCATCAGCGTGGCTGCGATGGGCGCGATGGGCTTCAGCAAACGCAACGATGAAGCGCGTGATGCTGTGATCCGACTCACCGCTGCAGTGGAGCACATCGCCACGCAACTGGAGGTGCTCCATGGCGACATCCGCGCCGATCGTCAGGAGACCTTCAAGCGGCTGAATGGCGTCGAGCAGCGGGTAGCTACGCTAGAGGCACGCCCACACGGTTAGTCATGGACGCGCAAACTGTCGCCGTCATCGCCATCGTTCTTGCTGCTGGCAGCGAGATCATCGCGCTGACACCTCTCAAATCCAATAGCTGGATTCAGCTCCTGCTGCAAGCCCTCAAATTGATGTTCCCCAAGCGTGGCTAAGGCACCAATCAAGCCCAGCGATCTGTTTCGCTACTGGAAAGGGCTGCCGCATCAGCAGGCGGCAATCTCTGAACTAGAAGCCGAGCTATTAAAGGTTGCGCCTGAGTTGTTTGACAGGAGCCAGCCTTGGTTCCAGACCTGGAGCCAAGATGGCAAGCTGCATAGCCATGAGGCGGCAGCAAAGCTGATCAAGGAGTTTGAAGGGTGCCACCTGTCGGCTTACCCGGATCCGCTCAGCGGCGGCGATCCCTGGACCATTGGCTACGGCACCACTAGGTACAGCGACGGCCGCAAGGTGCAGCGCGGTGACAAAATCACCATCATTGAGGCCAGCAAGCTGCTGGATCTTGAGATCGAGCGCACTGCCGACAAGCTGCGGGCGACCGTGCCGTACTGGAACGCCATGAACGGCGACAAGCAGTGCGCCTTGATTAGCTTTGCCTATAACTTGGGCTCTGCTTTCTACGCCGCGCCGGGCTTTGAAACGATCAGCAAGCGGCTAAAGGAAAAGGACTGGGATGCAGTCCCCGAGGCGATGCTGCTGTACCGCAATCCTGGCACCAATGTGGAAGCTGGGCTGCTGCGTCGCCGGCAGGCTGAGGGGCGCCTGTGGGGCGAAGCTGCGCAAGCGTTGCCGTACAAGGTGAAACCCAGCGATCCGTTCAGCACCAAGCTGTCGGCACATTTCACCCTTGGCGAGTTTGCGCTGGGTGATCCGGCACGGCGGTTTGTTGCTCAACATCAGATCGACACCGCGGCCGAGCTGGCAGCATTCTTGGAGCGTGTGCGCACGGCATTTGGCGGCAAGCGCATCACGATTACCAGCGGCTACAGGCCAGCAGCGATCAACCGCGCTGTCGGTGGCGCATCAGGCAGTGAGCATCTCTACGATGCTCCCAATGTGGGAGCTGTGGACTTCTACGTCGATGGCGCTGACATCAACAAGGTGCAGGCATGGGTTGATCGTGAGTGGCCGTACAGCGTCGGCTATGGCGCGCCTAAGGGTTTCGTCCACCTAGGCATCCGTAAAGGCAGACCACGCGTGCGCTGGGACTATTAGACTGCCGTGTAAGCCGCTACAAACGGCATGGCGATTACGTCTGCAAGAGTATCGCCGGAGCTTTTGGAGATACGGATACCGTACAGCAGCACCAAAGAAGAGGCAACCTTTCTTCTGCTATCGGACATCCACCTAGACAACCCGAAATGTAACCGCAAGCTGCTATTGCAGCACCTTGAGGAGTGCAAGGCGATTGGTGGTCATGCGTTGATGTTTGGTGATGTGCTTTGCCTGATGCAGGGCAAAAAGGATCGGCGCGGTAGCAAGGGTGACATCAGACCAGAGCACCTCGGCGGCAACTATTTCGATCTGGTCTTCCGCGAGTCGGCAGACCTGCTCAGGCCATACGGCAACATGATCCTGATGATGGGCGATGGCAACCACGAGACTGCCGTGCTCAACAATCAAGAGATCGACCCGCTAGAGAACGTGGTGCGGCTCATGCGCAACGATGGCGCCGTCACCGAGCATATGGGCTATCAGGGCTTTGTGCGGTTTGCATTCCGCCAACCAGCTGGCCGCACACGCCGCTGTACGTTGTTCTTTCACCATGGCGCATGGGGCGGCATCGTCACCAAAGGCACCATGGGCGGCGGCCGGTATGCGCAGATTGCACCTGACGCAGACATCATGGTCAATGGTCATAACCACGAGCGCAGCATGGTCGCTCACCCGTGCTATCGCATCGCGGAGAACGGCAAGGCATGGGTTGAGCAGCGCTGGCATCTGCAGACCGGCACATATAAGCAGGAGTTTGGCGCTACGGGTGGATGGGCAATTGAGCGCATTGTGATGCCTAAATCACTTGGAGGGATATGGCTAACGCTGCGGCCACGGGAGCGCGGCGGCGTTGACATCACCTGCAGGCCAACGGTATGAGGCAGTACGTCCTTGAGATCGAATACACCATCGTGGTGGAAAGCGACAGCGACGACCCGGAAGCGGTATCAGATGATTTTGTGGCGCGGCTCACTGAGTTAGCGCCGTCTAATGATCACATCCTGGGCTTATCGGTTCAGGTGCTACCTATCCCCGAATTGCGTGGATCATTTGATTGATGGCTCCAACCTCGTATCAAAACGCAGCGCAAAGCATCAATTTAGACAGCAAATCTTTGAGGCATGGCAGCATGAATGCGCGTACTGCGGTGTGCCGGCTGATACGTTAGACCACGTCAAACCACGCCACAAGGGCGGCGCCACAGTTGCTGGTAATCTTGTTCCCGCATGTCAGAATTGCAACCGTCGCAAAGGCAGCGAAGAATGGCGCGAGTGGTTTAACCGTCAGGAGTCATGGACCGTTGATCGCGTGCTAAAGATTCAGGACTGGTTGATTGATTCAACATCTGATGATAAAAGATAACTGCTTGCCAGTCTTGCGCATGATCTTTGCACATCCCATTTAGACAAACGCGCCATACATTGCCGTATCTTTCAATCGTTGGTTCCAAGGGGCGTGCCTGCCAGCGGATTGCTCATCAGCATACGGAGGCGCATGATGCCACGTTGCTCAATGCTGTGCAATCGTGTCTTGTTAATGCCAGTGGTGCGCTCCAGCTCTGACCAGGTAATTGGCTGGTAAATCATGCGTGCTTTAAGCACTGTTTGCGTTGTCTCATCAAGGTATTTTGCAAAGCATTCCATCACATTTTGTATATCTTGGCGGATTAAAACGTCCTCTTGATTGGATGCAGGATCTGCAATTGTTTCTGCAATGGTGTTGCTTTCAGAGTCTGCAATGTATTGGTCAAGGCTGGTTACGCGATAGCTTTGCCGCAGCAACATGGATAGATCTTTGGGGTCCATGTCCAGATGCGCTGCCACTTGACTAGTACTTGGTGCCTGGCCTAACTCATGGCCGAGGTCTTGAATGGTGCGGTTGACCTTGTAAAGCATCTCATGCACGCCGATCGGCAGCCTGATGATGGCGTCATAAGTGATCAATGCGCGAGTGATGCCCTGCCGGATCCACCAGTAGGCATAGGTCGAGAACTTGTAGCCGCGGGTGGGATCAAACAGATCCACGGCGCGGGACAGGCCGATGTTGCCCTCTTGGATCAAGTCCATGAACTCAAGCGTCTTGTTCTGGCGCTTGTCATATTTGCGGGCAATATGCACCACAAGTTGCAGATTGGACTGAATGAACCGTTGCCGGGCGCGTTCGCCGCTGCGCATCTCGCGCTGTTCATCTTTTGTTAACGGCCTTTCCAGTTGTTGCAACTCTTTAAGCCTTGCAACCCGCCTGCCAAGTTGTATCTCTTGCTGCGGTGTCAACAATGGATATTTAGCGATACTGTTGAGATAATCCTTGATACTGTCAGACATGATGAATCCATTGGTTCATACGATAGAAGCACAATTTCACGGCGCTGCCAATGCCAGCATGTTGCGTGAGCTACATCAGCAGCAGGATTGGAACGCTCTGTTGGAGTATGCGTTGCTATTAGCAGAGCAAGAGGCCAGCCAGCGATCGCAGATCAACTGGCTGGTGCGTGAGGCTATGCGCTCATGCAGCGTCGAGCCGTGGCATCTTGCTGCGGCCGAGGAACTGCTTAGAGGCTGACACAAGCCGGTCGTTGTTGTAGCTACCGGTCAGGGCGTAGCTAAGCGCTGGGCGCTGGCTCATGCGAAAGAACACCATTTGGCCGATCTTGAGCCCTGGATAGATCGGCAGCGGCTGCAACTGGCGGGCATTTTTCAGCTCCAGCGTTAACGCGCTGCCATGCCAGCCGGGATCGGCATAGCCGGCGTGCAGGTTTTCGTAGCCTTCACGGGCGCGACTGGACTTGAGGAAGAACAGCCCGGCTACGTCCTCAGGCATGACAAAGGTTTCGATCGTCTGCGCCAGGATGAACTGCCCTGGCACTAACTGATACGGGTGCTCAGCGGTGTAATCCTTGATCGACAGCGGAATCATCTGGTGGGACTGCACCGACTCCAGCATGATCAGGTCGCCCAGTCGAAGATCCAAGCTGGCAGGATTGATCAGCTCCGGCTGATGATGATGCACCATGCCCTGTTCGATCAGGTCATGGATCTCGGTGTCAGAAAGGATCATGTCTCAGTAGTGGTTTTTTCTTGGGTGTGATGATGTCATACCGTGAAACTACTTGCTCATGCGTCTGATAGGTGTACCATCGATGATCACAAGCAGTGCATTTGCGGCCGCGAATGATGTATTTAGGTGTGGTGTTGGTGACGGTCACATAAGTGCGAAACGCTTCGCAATTAGGGCATCGAGTTTGAATTGCGGGCAT